TTCTCCATTAGCTAACTTCTCTGCGTGTAATCTTTCTGCATCCGACATTAACATCTTAGTTCTTTGTCTATTTTGATACAGATGAGAACCTGTCTTTATACCCATCGATAATAATTTCAACCACATTATCTTATATCTCCAATTATTGGTTTGTACTTTGTCTTACCATCTTCTTTGTAAGCTCTCAAGAATTGTTTTCTAGGTTTATCTGTGATGCTGCAATGCACCCAACCAGAGTTAGGTTCGCCAGGAGTATAGAACTCAAGGATCATTTGATCCCATTCTTCTATGTTATCTTTAATCCAATAAGCAATATCAGCATTATCAAATCCTATTACTTCGAAATCTACGGCTTCAGCTTTTGCGTGTTGGCTATCCAATGAGCTACCTATCTTGGCACAAAGCTCTGGAGATCTATAACCAGAAGTTACAATTACTGGACCAAACTTATCTCTAACTGGTTGTAATAATTTTTGGCATAGCTCTTTGAGTTTAACGATCTGATCCATGTTAGGTTCATTAGGTATATTATTTCTGATTGCAAAATCAGACTTAACTAATTCTTTTAATGTAAAGTTCTTACTTAATTTCATTCGTATATTATTTTCACTCCTAACTTTTTCTGTTCTTTGGTTGTACCTCTTGATATAAATGATCCTTTAAGATTTCTTTTATATCCATCGGGTGCAATATAGCTGTCAGCTTTTCTATAATTTTTAGCTTTAACATCATAAGCAGTATACTCACCAGTAGTCATATTTAAAGTGACAATATCTACTGGACCAAGACCACCAAGTGGTGTGAATACAAGTAAATTAGGATCTTTGGCAAGTCTAAGTTGTGCAGCAAGTTCGGTAGTTAATCCAGCGATTGCCTTAACTCTTCTGTTTGATTTAGCCATGATATTTAATGAAGCCTAGCAAGGAAGCTATTGCTCCACCAATCAGAAGTAATACTCTGAAGCCACCTTTACTTTTATTTACATCTGCTTTTAAATCTCTAATATCTTTTCTCATTTCATCTATTGCTTTGAATAATGTTTTCATTCTTTCTGCACAAACCTTTTCATGGTAAGATATACGAATAGAGTTGTTATCCTCTATTGCTGACTTTAATGATTTTTTTTTAACTGTCTTTCTCATTGGTCGGTATCTCATTACAAAAATAGTTCATATATAATTTTCTCTCATCTATACTTGTTTCCATTTTGTGTGAAAAATCAACAATCAATTTTCCACCAGCACCGACACATTCCGACCATGATTTAAACTCTGTAGGTAAGGTAGCTGTGTTATTACAATAGCCTGTGATAGCTGAGCAAATGCTAAAGGCTAGGATAAATTTCATTATGGTTTAACAGGAAATGTTACAGCATCTACTTCTGCAACAGTTGTTAAACCATTTGTTATATCTCTTAGTGATTGTCTATATGTTTCCCAAGCAGTTTTATCAGCTATTGGAGAATCACTTATCATTACCCAATCACTTGCTTTTAAAAGATTATCTCTTTTACTTCTTAAATCTTCCATAGCTGTATCAAATTCAACTGCTGGGAATTGTGCTTCTATGTCAGCTTTAGAAATAGGTGTTGTTCCATTGTGCCAAGTTATTTGATTAATGTCATCTGCATTAACAGATACTTCTGCATTTGGATTTATTTTTAATATTGCTTCTGTAATCATTATCCAGCTATCTCCATTACTGTTATTGTGCTATTTGCACCATGTCCTGTGCCACCATGTCTTCTATTTACATATGAAGTGTAGCTTGTTGTAATATTATAAAGTTGAACTTTATAAGTAAGTAGTGAAGTAGATGATGGAGAATCTAAATAATTATTAACTTTAACACTCATGGTATTATAATCTACTAATTGGTCTGTCATGCCAAAACCATTATAACTACTTCCAGATGTGCCTGCACCTACTACAGTTGCATCTCTTAACAATCTAAATGAACCATTACCACCACCATTTTGTTTTGAAGCATTAAGGACAACTTGAACATATATTTTATTACTAGCTGATGTTGGAGTAATTTGAACTGATAATCCTGTTATATCTGTCCAAGATGCTGCTGTTTGAGAATATACATCTGTTTTTTCTGTTTGAACAATTTGCAAAACCTTACCACCTACACCAGAAGCTAAACTTCCATTATCTATGATTGTAGTTCCACTTGATATAATAGCCATTAACTTATCTCCTCTAGTTTAAACTTATATTTTTTGCCTGATTTGTTATTAACAATGAATAGATCGTCAGAACCCTCTTGAATAGTCCAATTACCTTTTGTACCATCTACAGAGTTACCCTCTGATTTTGCTTCGTTAGATAAATGTAAATCCCCTGTGTATATGTTTCTCCAAACAAAAGATGAAGTTCCTAAATCATAAGTATCAGTTGTTGATGGAATAATTGATTCTCCAACTGCACTAAAATCAGTTGCTACATCTCCAAATTCTAATGCTGTAGCACCAGTATTTACTAAAAGTGCTTGTCCAGCAGTACCAAGAGCAGTTAATCCTGTACCACCTTTTGTTGTTGGAATAGTTGGTAAAGAAGCAGTTCCTAATCCATCAGTTACAACTAAACTTTGTCCAGTAGGAATAGTTATTGTTGAACCACTTGAACCTTCAATTTGATCTACTTTAATTTTTGACATATTAACTCCTATTATATTAATTTACATTTATTGTAAAGCATCATATTATATCTAATGATCCTGTTCCAGAAATAGTCCAAGTAAATCCACTATTTATAGTAATAACACCTTTTAAAAAACTATTTTTCGTAGATGCAGTTGTGGTTGTAACATTAGAAGTAATAGTATTATAGTTTGAAAAAACAGCTCCTTCAGTAGACAGTTCACTAGCTTGAATAGTATCAAAAGATAATACTCCAGAACCATTAGTAACTAATGCTTGACCATTAGTTCCATCTGCTGTTGGGTGTGATAAACCATCTATAATAACTTTACCTGTTCCATCAGGTGTAATTGAGATATTTCCATTTGAAACTGATACGATTGAATTACCATTAACATCTAAGTTACCACCTAATTGTGGAGAACCATCTTGAACAACATCAGTTAAACCACCTGCAACAATAGCTTCCCAATTTGATCCATTATAATATTTTAATGCGTTTGCTGTAGTATTAAATGCCAAATCACCTGCATCTAAACTTGTTGTAGGATCAGAAGATGCAACTCTATATCTTTCACCAAATTCATTTACTGTTCCAATATTAGAACCAACTTGATTTACATTAGCTATTGAACCACCTACTAAATTTACATTTGCAATATCTGTTGCAACTGTTCCAATATTATTAGATCCAGAAAGATCTGTAGCAACAGTTGTTATACTTCCTGTGTTATTTGAAACATTTGTAATTTGTGTATCAATACCAGCTACTGTAGAAATATTATTTGTTGGTGAAATTTGACCTGCAACAGTAGTAATATCTGAAGCAACATTACCTGCATTTGAGATGGCATTAGTTGCTACTGTTCCATCTTCAATATCTGCCAATGTTTGAATATCAGTTTCATTATTTGCAACTGTTGTTACATCTGAATCAATATTAGCGACTTGACCAATTTCAGTAGAAATTCCTGCAACTGTTGCAATATTGTTTGTTGGTGATATTTGACCTGCAACTGTATTTACATTTGTTTGATTTGTTCCAGTTAAAGCTAATTGTCTCCATACTGTATTAGTTAAATCATAAACTTTCATTAACTCATTGGTAGTATCGTAGTACAAAGCACCATCTTGTAGTGCATTACCATCATTATCCAATGTAGGATCACTAGCTTTTGCACCTAAAAATCTATCATCAAAAGTATCTAAAGCAGCTTCAGCAGCAGCTTGAGCAGTTTCAGCAGCAGTTTTAGCAGCTTCTGCATTAGTCTCACTTGTTGCAGCATTTGTTTCAGAAGTTGCAGCATTCGTTTCAGAGGTTGCAGCATTAGTTTCTGATGTTGCGGCAGCTGTAGCAGATGCAGCAGCGGCAGTAGCTGAACTAGCGGCAGCTGTAGCAGATGATGTAGCACTTGCGGCATCAACAATTAAATCCCACTTAGCTGAATCTGTATTTGATGTGATTGGCAAAGAACCAGAAGATGTGTGTGCTGTGTTAGCAATATAAATATTATTATTAGTAGTATCTTTTATTAAATCTCTTTCTTGATAAGAAACACTTGCAGACCAATCTCCTCTAAAAGTTCCAATTTCTTGTGTTACTGCAATCTCCCCAGAACTATCAAATGCTAAAACTTTATTTGCTCTATTTGTTGCACCTACAGTAAATTCTGTAGAGGTCATAGTATTTGTTCTTGATAGTTTTATGGATCGATTAACTTCTTCTTGAAGTTGTTGTAGTGTCATCATTGAACGATCCAATCCCTCTTCGTGTGATTCCGCAGGGAAAGGATCATTAGCAATATAATCTATTGCTTGGGTTTGCGGAACTGCTCTTCTAATTACTACAGTTTCAGTTGCACTTGGTATGTTACCAGCTGTGAAAACAATAGTTCCACCAGAAGCAGAACCAGCACCTGTTACTGTATAATGAGTCGTTAAAGTTTTAACTGTTTCGGTTGCAGTTGCATCCCTAATGATAACCTGTAAATCTGAGTCAGCAAAGATTTTGAATGTGTAATTGAAGGTATCAAGAGTACCATTTCCAGAGTATGAGTTCTTTACTGTAGTAGATGATATTGTCATATATTAAAAACCTTTAAACTTAGATGATGGATTAGTCAATAAAAACTGTTGACCAGAATCTCTTTTCATTTTTCTCTCAATTCTTCTTAAAACTCCTGGAGAAAGAGTTTCCATCATTTGATAACCTATAATATAATCAAAGGCACTCTTCAAGTAAAACAAATTAATAAAAGGTATATTTCCTGTAACAGTTCTATACGATTGTTTTAAAGCAGCATCTTTTTTACCTTGTATTCCATACTGGATAGCTTGTATTATTTCAGCTGCTGTTCCAGGAACTGGTCCTGCAAAACGACCTAAAAGATCAAAAGCACCTTTAGTTTCTGTAAATAAAAAATCACCATATATACCTAAACCACCACCCTGTAATAAAGCTGCATAAAATGTTTTCATTTTTGATGGATCTCTAGGAGATTTACCTTTTAATAAATCTTTAGCTGTCATTGATATATAACCTAATAAAGCACTACTAACAAATATAGAAGCTAATCCCAAAACACCTCTTGCTGAATTACCTGCTTTAAAAAAAGATATTTCTCTACCTAATGATTTTTGAATAATTGCAAATGGAAATGCTTTAAATTGTGCAAAAAATCTAATAGCTTCTCCAATACCAGTTCCAGCTAATGTTCCTTGTGTCAATGTTGCTTTAACTCTAGCATCTTGTTCTATAACAGCAAAAGTAGATCTATCTAAAAATATACCAGATATAGAT